TCGTTATGTAAGGTAAGAGAAATTTTAAAGGAGGAGGGTAGAAAGGGGAGACTTTAGTCCCCTTTTTACCCCTTTGAAATTTTTCTCTTACATCGGGAAATAATGAAAGAAATACCTATATATATATATAAGGTTCTTCCTCCCTATTGTTAACCATTAACACGCTCTACAAGTTCACCTAATTCAACTTTATAAATAGGTATTTCTTTTAGGTAATTTCTGACAGTACGTTCACTGACATTCATAATCTCAGCTACACGTTTTATGTCTGCGCGATTGGAGAAATTACTTTCAGCAGCTGCAATGTTAAAAGCATCAACTAATTGTTGTTGTTTCTTTTCTTTGGCCGCTTGTTTCCGTTTGTTCATTTTGTCCAAACCTTTAGCTTGTGCAGAATCAAACTCAGCCATAGATAAAAATCCACCTTCATCAACTCTGTGAATTGGATAATCAAACCATAGATCTACAGGTTTAAACCGAGGGAATTCACGAAGCGTGCCTTCCATTCGCCAAGCAGTACATTGGCTAACATCAACAGGCGCACCGGCTAATTTGCTTTCGTCTAAGTTATCCGCTTCTAGTTCAAGCAGATCAATTAATGCATCAGGGTCACGAGCGAATACACCGGAACCAGAGGCACGGTCCATAGAGCGCTTAGCAGTTTGGTTACCTTTTGAATGATGATGACAATAAATGACGGCACATTTCAGTTCCGTACATACTTTGTCGAACTGGTTGCAGAAGTTAGCCATTTGGTCAGCACTGTTTTCATCACCCGTAATTACCTTATAGATAGGGTCAATAATAATAGCCTTATACCCTTTCTTTTCTGCTCTACGAATTAACTTAGGCGCCAATTGGTCCATAGGTAGAGACTTACCACGCAAGTTCCAGATAGAAATATTGGCTATGTTAGTAGGTTGTTGGTCTAGTGCTTCATATACGTCCTTAAATCGGTGTAAGCACGATGCACGGTCAAGTTCTAAGTTAACGTATAATACTTTCCCTTGCGCACAATCGAACCCAAACCAAGGCTTGCCCTCAGCAATTGAAATGCATAATTGAATAAGTGCGAACGATTTACCTGCTTTAGATGGGCCTGCGATGAGCATTTTATGGCCTTCACGAAGGATGCCGTCGATTAAGCTAGGTGCTAAGTCCGGCATATTATCCCATAATGCATCTAATTCTTCAGGCTCTGGAAGATCATCATTAACAGTGGCTATCCATTCTTCCCATTCTTTAAATGACTCTTTGCCAATATTGGTTGCCATTAAGAATTGAGGCTTACCTGCACGCATGACACCAGGCATACGAGATAACCGGCTAGGGTTCTTGTTCTGTTTATCAACAGTAAACCCATTCTTTTGGACGATTTTATATAAGAAATCAACGCGAGTGCGGTATTCGTTATAATCATTGGCATCGATGTGTACAATGGCATGGATACTTTTGCCACCGCTATAAACCATAGCTGCAATAGGCAGCTCTAACTGTTCTAGGATGGCTTTTTGTTTTCCAAGTTCCATATTGTCAGATTCAATTAATGCAAATTTGTAAGATGTGACGTTATTATTCTTCACACCTTTACCGTCTAATGCGTTAAATCGAATCCATGCGCCCGCTTCTTCGTCTAGGGTACCAATTGCATCATCAACTTTCTTATTGGACCGTAGAGCGTCTAATATTTGATTTTGCGTACGTCCGAAACTTCCTTTTGTAGGTGATTTGATTTCATGTCCATCTTTTATATCGACATGTGTGTACACAGTATTGACATATCCAACATAATCTTCTGGGTCAAATAGCACTTCTAGGTATTTGATAAGATCTGCCACACGTTGTTCTTCAGGATAATGCTTTGGAATTTCAATGTCCGCAGATTCTACCCATGTTTTATCAATAATTTTGTACGGATCCGGATTAGCCATCACTATAGCACCAAATGGAATGGCTGTGTTATCCCATTGTCTACTAGAGGTCCATCCATTATCCTTTGCCATTTGTGTAATCGTGGCACCTGTGATTTGCTTACCTGTATAGGAACCAAACGAATTCCATTTAGCTTCGCACTCACCAGGATGGAATCGTTCGCCATCATTAGCGGACCATTCTTCCCATACAAACATTGGATATCCTTCATGGTGAAGTGCAAGGCCTACATTCAGCCATTCTTCGTAGGAGCAATCGACAGGGTCGATATACTCCAACACTTCTCTTAAATCTAACTTCTTTTGTTGTTCCATTTGCACTCCTTTATGATGGTTGGTACGTTGCAGGGCTTATGCCTTTAGGAATTCGCCAACCACTAGCGCTAATACGGCTTATCATTTTAGAGGCTTGTATGTTTGTCCAAGTACCTACATTTTTAAAGCCTTTATTTTCTAAGAAACGGATCTGCTTAGGAGTGGATAACCCTTCAGCTTTCCGTTTATGCAATCTGTCAATAAGTAACGATGCTTTACCTGCATCTTCAATCGTATCTGGATTAAGACCGAAGTCTTCGATAGTCTTCTTTTGCTTATCGGTAATGTTAGTAGCTTGCCAACCAAATGACGGCGTATAATGCGTTAAATCCTCAGCTTGAATAGAGAATTCAAACTGTAATGGATCTACTAACTTCGCCTTTTTCTTGCGCATAGCTTCAAGTTCTTTGGCCAATGCTGCTTCTCGTTCTTTAAGTACATCATGTTCAGCTTGAGCCTCAGCTTCTTCAAGTCCCATGCTTGATGTTTCTAGTATCTTCGTCATCTTGTCTGCTACATCATCTGATTTAGCGATTAGATGAGCTGGTCTGCATAGGGAATGTTTTTCATAATGCCATAAGAAGTCGAGCACCAATAAGTGGTCTTTTCCTTCACATAATCTAGTACCACGGCCAATCATTTGCGTGTATAACGCTCTTGATTTTGTTGGCCGTAGCACGATTACGCAGTCAACACTAGGGCAGTCCCAACCTTCCGTTAACAGCATTGAGTTACAGAGTACGTTGTATTTGCCATTGGCAAAATCCTCTGTGATTTCATTTCTGTTTTCACTATTGCCATTAACTTCAGCTGCATTGAATCCACGTTCAATGAGCATGTTGCAAAATTTTTGACTAGTTTCAATAAGAGGTAAGAATACAACTATCTTGCGGTCTTTATAGTCGAGTAATGTATCTGCAATTTGTTCCAAATACGGATCCAATACACGGCCTACATCACCGGCTTGGAAGTCACCAGCCGTCATTTTTACATTAGTGAAATCGATATGAAGTGGTAAGGTTTGTACTTGTATCTTTACCAAATATCCACTGCTGATGGCTTCACGTAAGGTATATTCGTAAGCCAAACTATCGAATGCTTGCCCTAAGTTCTTCATATCTGCTCTATCTGGTGTAGCAGTTACACCAAGAACATCAGCTTCGTCGAAGTAATTTAAAATAGCTTGATAGCTATTAGATAAAGCATGGTGCGCTTCATCAATGATGATCGTGTCAAAGTAGGTTTTGCTAAAAAGAGAAAGTCGACTATCGCGACATAGAGATTGAACAGAACCGACTATGATGCGGTCCCATTTCCCTATGCATGATTGTTCGGCTTTCTCCGTTGCAGTAGTGAGTCCAGATGCTTGCATGATTTTATCTGAGGCCTGTTGAAGTAATTCTTCACGATGCGCCAGGATTAATACACGCTTACCTCTTCTGACGGCCTCTTCTGCAATCTTAGCGAAACAGATAGTCTTGCCTTAACCGCACCCCGTTGGTAATACCAACAGGGTACGTCTGTTACCTTTCTCCCACTCTGACCATACGGCATTAACTGCCTCTGTCTGATAGGGTCTAAGTTGCATTAGAAACCTCCAAAGCCTTCATCTGGCTTATAAAATTTAGCAATTTCATTGGCAGTACCTTCCGTGCCATCGTTCTTTTCATAGTGACGATGTTTGAGTTCAAGGGTTCCTGTTTGGCCAATTAATAGATCAGGGTTAGCCATAAACTTTTCATTTGGTTTTGCCAAACCAGTGGCAATGAATATATTGGATACTTTCCACATCATGGAGGGAATCCAGTACAATCTTTCAGTCACTTTGTTTTTCCCTAAATCACCACCGTCGGCTTCTAATGTTACGACTGCTTTTGGTGTGTTGGCCGGAATTTTAGCAGTTGCTACATCTGTGTAGCCTTTTTCAACGTTTGTGATAGTGAAAGGATATTTGCCAGGAGGAAGGAGTGTGAACTCCTTAACCTCTGCTACTACTTCAGAATTGAATCCTAATGCTTCAGTGCCTAATTGTTCGAATGCGCTACTCATAATTTGTTACCTTGTTTCTTATTTATTAATAAATCCAACAATTTTGTCCCACATTGGAATAATCCAACCATTCACGAATGCAGGGTCATAATTTTCAAAAGGAGTACCAGCTGGGTATTTACCACGAGCCACTACAACAGACTGTACTTGGTCTAATGTAATACCATCTTTTGCCATTAAATCTCTTAATGGTTTAGGAATAGGTGTTTCAACTAATGGAGTATCCGGTTCTTCTTTTACCGCTTTGGTCTTAGGCTTTGCTTTAGGCTCAGCTTTTGGCTTTTCTTGAACCTCTCCAATTTGTTCTTTTGCTGCGTTCATTACTTCAGGAGGATATTTGTTAGGGTCCTCTTTTAGAACTTCTTCAGCTGCCACAGTTGCTAACACTTCCTCTGGGATAACGTGAGCAATTTGGCTATATTCAAATGGCATCACATCAGGTAGTCCATGTCGATTTTTGGCGTCCCATGCAGGATTATGTGTCGCATACATCAACCGCTTACCATTAACGGCTTTTTTCTTATTAGTAGTTGATGTGATGATTTCGTTTTTGTAATTAGCGAATAGCACCATATCGGCCCATTCTTTAATAAGTGGCGATGTTTGACTACCTGTTTTCTTACCAAGCTTTAATTCAAAGCGATCATAAGCACCCATTTCGTCAGGTTGTTCAAATTTTCTGATTTGAGCATGTGCTGTAAGGACTACGTTCATACCCGCATCAATTACTTCATCAAGTAGGTTCAAGAAACGGCCCATTTCTTCACGAACGAACACATATCCATTACCATATCCGAAGTCTTCAATACCTGCTTTATTGTGCTTGTTACAGATATATTCAACACATAACTGTTCGGCCCAATCGATAGTATCAATGACTAATGTGCGATATAGTCCTGGCATCATAGCGAATTCTTTCACATAAGAAATTAGCATTTGCCATGATGTAGGTTTATCAGTACGAGCCACATCTAAGTGGTCCGTACTGCCTTCTGTATCAATAAATACAGGCGATGGGAATTGACTTGCAAATGTTGTTTTCCCAATCCCCTCTACGCCATAAATGACGACCTTTTGAGCACGTTTTCGTTTACCGGTTATAATGTTCATTACCATTCACTCCAATCTTCTGAAACTGTAGTATCTGTTACAGGTGCTTCGACTTTAGGCTCTACCTTTGTTTTAGGTTTAGCCTTAGACTTTATCTTAGCGGTTCCTGTTGTACTGAATTCTTCGCCTTTAATGTGGCCATCTTCGATGATGATAGAGCATTCGTCTTCGTTATTAGTAACGCGTGTAGCGATTACTTGTAAGCCTTCTTGCTCTAACCATGCTCCAAACTCTTTCATCGTATCGACGTCCATTTGTTCCATTTTGTCCATGAGTACAAATCCACATTTAGGGTTAAGAGCTCGCACGATAGCAGTGGCTACTTTAAGTTGTTCAGCACCGCTCATGCAATCCCATTGACGATCATTGTAGATAAGCACACCATCCTGAATGGATAGACCAGGTAGAGGCATATCAACAGATTCAAGAAGTTTATTCTTACGTTCACGGATGTCCTTGATAGTTTCCGTGAGTTCTTCATATTCTTGATTGAAATCTGCTGCTTCTTGTAATGCGCGTTGCCGTTCTTGATTAGCACGGACCTTTGTGTTGATTTCATCAACAGATCTGATTTGTTCTTCAAGTTCTGCCGTGGATTCATCCTCTAGGTCTTGCGCAGCAGTTGTAGCGATATTGTAATCCTCTGCCAACTGCGTTTGCTTTTCCATTAGTTCATCAAGCTTCGCCTGGTATTCATCAATACGATTAGCGACTGTCTGCATTTCACTTTGGATAGCCAATACTTGATTACGTTTTTGCTTATTCTCTTCATTTTTGAGCAAAATGCTTTGTTGTTGTTGAATAAGCTCGGAAGCACTCACCAGTTCATTAGGCGCATCATCATAGGCAAGCAACTCTTTAGCATATTTGTCTTTCTGAGTGGCTATTTGTCCTATAGAATGACGTTTCGAATAGACCTCTTGGTATTCACCCTCGAGTTTCTTTAACTCGTCTTCTACGCCCAATAATTGAAGTAATTCTTGAGCCTTTTCTTTGTCACTCATCTCCATGAATTTTGGGAGGTCTAATGCTAGCTGACCAATGAAGGAATCTAAAATCTTTTGACCAGATTTCTTACCTTCCGGATCTAGTACTTTTAGTGTGCTATTAGCACCAGTTCGAGTTACCACTAAGCCATTGGATAGCTTTACTTCTAAGCGTGGTGGATTATAACTGCCTTCTCGTTGTGCCGTTGATGGTTCAAACTTAGCACCACCAAGAGTCCAGGCGATGGAGTCAAGAATGGAGGTTTTACCCTGTCCATTCTTGCCACCGATTACAGTGAGTCCATTTATTGTTGGCTCATATGAAACGGCCTTAACGCGTTTCACGTTTTCTAATTCGAATGAATTAATTTTGATTGTATCCATAAGTCCTCCTAGGATAAGTCCTTTTTAACATTTGTATATACAGGCGGTTTATTTACGAATTCCATATTAGCTATGGATAATGCCGTGATGAATTCTATTGGATGTTTAGAATGATTCCTGGCCATGCATATGCATCCTGCTGATAACATAGCAATTACAATATTTTCATCCTTAATATTTGTATTCGCTTTTACTCCGCATAATTGACCTTCGGTATATTCAATGGTAAGATTTAGCTTTTTTACTTCCATAGCTCCACCTTAGATCCCTTTTTGCGCGTTTACTTCTTCAACTAATTGATTGACAAGTGCTTCAAGTTTGCTAATTCTGCTTTGTGCATCCTTGGCTTCCGCTACATAGTCGCTTCCTTTACCAACTTTAAAAGCGATGTTTGCAGTAAATTGCTTTTCAGCACCTAAACTCATACCGATACCGAACATTGTTCTTTCATTAGGACGATAGAAAGCACCTAATGCAACTGCATTGGAGTTGCGATAATGTCCGTAACTAACAGCATAGGACGCTTTGTCGTCCTTATTAAAGTCAAGCGGATGCAAGCCTGCTAATGCTGCAGAACTAGCACCTAATTTATTTAGACGTGCATTCGTTTGATTAATTTGAGCCATGCCTACTTGGTTTTGTGCTCTTAATTGACGCATATTAACCGCATCAGTATCTGCCACACCGTCCGCTACGTCATGCAGTTGTTGGCCACCTGCAGTGATATTTTGAGTTGTGAACTCAATATGCTTGCCGTTGCTATCAGAAACCATGCCGTCCATTGTGTAGCTGGCTGTATCTAATGTATTTGTATTTTCTAATTTCAAACCATCATGAGTTACAGCTGCGTTTGTATCACCATTAAAGAAATGAGCCTTTTCTTTATTTACAACACTACGAACAGTATCTACATTTGTTCCAAAGTTAACAGAATTCATGTCGTGCAAATCTTTGTTTACATTTACGGCAAATTCCATGCCACCATTCATGTTAGTTGTTTGAGATACTGTTGTATTATTACCATCACCGACTGTAGTGAAGTTCAATGAGTTGATGACTGCATTTAATTGGCTACCATTTACCGCATCAGTAGATGTGGAATCAATACGACCTGCAGCTACATTTGTAATAGTGCGTTTATAATTCATTACACCGCTCATACCTGCTTTATTTGTAGTACCAACAGAAACAGTACTATCAGCTACACCGCCGGCGAAGTCGAATTTCTTGCCGTTGATATAGATATGATCTGTACTAATCACAGTATCAGTAGTAGAATTGGTGCCTAATGCTACTGCATTAGGTGTGTCAGCTAATGTATTGTTACCAATTGCAAGTGCATCAATAGCACCAACTTGGCCATGAGTACCAATGACTACAGCTCCTTGACCTTTAGTTTTATTGTTTGAACCGAAGGCTAATTGTTCTTTAGAATTGTCTAATACCTGGTTGTTATAACCAATTACAACACCATGGCCACTTCCTATCGTTCCATTGTTGGAACCAATAACAGTCGCGTTTTCAGCATTAACAGTGTTTGTACGCCCAATTACAACCGTACTTTCACCGTTTGCATAAGCGCCGTTGCCTATTGCAATTGTGTTGTAGGCAGCAGTACGAGCCTGACTACCGATGGCTACGGTATATTCAACAGTAGCTTCCGCATGTGCTCCGTAAGCGAAGCTATCACGGCCCAATGCTTTGCTATTATTACCACCAGCAAAGCTATTTGTTCCATTAGCGATATTGTTTTCACCAAACGCTACTGCGTTGTTACCACCTACTGTATTTTGATAGCCTACAACACCAACGCTTTTTGCGTTATTTGTTACTGTGTTATCTGTACCACCGATGAAATTGTTATCGGCTGCGAATACGTTTACTGCCAAAGATGCGATTGTTGCTGTCATTAACACTGTTTTTTTCATTGTTTTTTCTCCTGTTTCTGTTACAATACAGGTAGAGTATGCGATGTACTCTACCAAGTCCGCTATGGTTTCCTACGCCATTTCTTAGCGGACTTTTCTTTTTTCATAAAACTTTACTTCCCTTGCCCAGTAGTTACTTAAAATTAAAAGTACGAACCCAAGCAAGATTTGAAGTATTGCAGTATAACAATCAATCCGGTCAATTTCTATTGATCCGATTGTGCCTACTACCATCAAGAATGCGACCACTCTTAATGCCCAAATTAATTTCATCATTTTTACTTCCTTTCTATTCTCCAATTCGTGCCTGGCACCGTTTGGCGAGCCAAGCATTAAACGATTCAACGTGGATAAGGCGCTTACCTCCGCGCTTCCCTATCTTCATTGATGGAAAGTCGAAGTCCTGTGCCCATTCACGAATAACAGTTTCTGGAACGCTTGCAAGTTCTGCAGCTTCCGCTACTGTAATGCAGAACTTATTCATAACTACCTCCTATATTTAACTGATAATCTTTTAATAATCATGTTTACCCCCTAGATTTGTAATGCGGTAATCACAGCAACAATAATAATGAATACGCTAATTGCAGCAGTTAGACCGATTGCTAATAGCCACAAACACAGGCTAATTGCTGCGTTGATATCATTCTTTGTTTGTTTTGTCATATTCTCACTCCGTAACGGTTTAACCGTAAATGACTATAAAAAAATAATATCATCATAGGCTACATTGAAGACCTCTTGTATCTTTTTGATATGAGGAACATCTGGAAATGAGCGTTTGCGCTCCCAGTTTCCCCATGTATCAACAGATACGCCAACATGCGTTGCTGCAGTTACTTGAGACCAATTTCTTGATGCTCGTAGCATCTTTAGAGTGTACTTCATAAGCTTCCTCCTTTCTGTTATGTAGTTCCTGTTTACAGTTATCATTGTAGTACGGATAAACCGTAATGTCCATAAATTAAACATAAATTATTGTAAAATTTCCGTAAATTATTGATTTTTTTACGGACTTATCGTAATATATAGGTATATTAAAGATATTAATTTGAGAGGATTTTAACATGAGTGATTTAGGTAATAAGGCCATTATGGCTGAAAATATCCAACGCTTAATGGATAGTCGAGGAATAGACCGCAATAAAATTTGTGCAGATTTAGGTTTTAAATACACGACTTTTACAGATTGGGTTAAAGGTAATACATACCCAAGAATTGATAAAATAGAGATGATGGCAAATTATTTTGGGGTGCCTAAATCTCAATTAGTAGAGAAGTATGTTGAAGACGGATATTATTCTGATGCGGAAGCAGCAGAGTTCGCTGAGTACTTACGGACTAGACCAGGTGCACGCATGCTTTTTTCTGCAGCAAAAGATATTACCAAAGAGGAGATGGAAGAAACCGTCAAATACATTGAATTCTTAAAATCCAAGCATAAGTAATACACACAAGGGAGAGTGGTAGTATTGGTTATTAACCTTATTTATTGTGATTTACCAAATGCAAAAGCAGTTTCTGAAGAATCAGAGGACGTAGATACTCATAATATCTACATCAATAAAAATCTCCCTCATGACCGCATGAGGGAGGAAATAAAGCATGAATTAAGTCATATTATTCGTGATGACTT